ATTTAGTCTTGGGACTCCCCGTCCAAAGGAGAGGCCTGATGCAGGCTAGAGCGCATGACTGTTCGCACGCACCACCGTAAGATACTATCTTGTTAGTGGCGGGGCAGCCGAATCAATAGCCCATATATAGTAGCCAAGAGATTGCTCGATTGGCTAATTCTGCATCGCTGGTGCTATGGCGGAGTCGAACTCCACCTCATATCTGCACATCAGGCGACCTAAGCCGATTGTTGTGTCGGAGGAGAATGCTGCAAAGAGGAGCCAGGCAGGTACGGAAATATTAGCTAGCGTAGTGTTAGCAGGATTGTTCTTCACTACGTACCACCGGAATTGCGCTCTCTGTGGGTTGTACATCACCATATCGGTTTTGTCCCACACAGATGACTTCCTATTTCCCTCGGTTTGTAGAATGTTGGTGGTCGTAGGCGCACCAATATCATTCTCGTCGAATACCATAACCAAAGTAACTTGGCCGGGAGTGGTCGAAGCACACACTGGTTCGTACCAGCACTTCAAGGACCGGAAGCGGTAGCGGCTATAATTGGCTCCAATTTGTTGAAGCCACGCAAGGGCAGGAGATGCGGCTGAAAGCGGGAGAGCTCCTACTACCTCGGTGTTAGCAACCGCTGAGGACGTAATAAAAGCCATAGGCTCTTCATTGCAAACCGTCGTAATAGACGATCCTCGGCGATTTCCGCTACGGGAGGTGGTGGTTTTGGGACCTGCAACTGGGGTCCTCAAACTCCGAGCTACGGGGGCATTGTGTATTGCCGCGCCCGCTCTTGAAGCTCGTCGGACATTAGGTCTCTTCTTCGCGGTTGGACCGCGACGTGGTGCCATCTTTCTAGAATGGTTTTGTCGATGGAGCCAATTGCACCGACTCTAGATACTGACGAATAGATGGCCAATGGGGGTTGGTTCCCAGCTCGAATTGTATATCATGGAACTGGGGGGTCTTGGAACTCAAATACCTATAGAGGGTCTTGGCCCAGGGAACCAAGAAGGAACCCTCCGCCTCAATTTTGTGCGAACAAAACTCGACGGACTCCAAAATGCCCTCAAAATCTGTGGGACATAGCTCGTATTCCTTGCAGGTGTGACCCAAATCAAGGTACTTAGCTGGAGCGTCCTCCACGAACGCCTCCACAGAATCATCGCCCATGGCTATACACCATTCGGCGCCAATGATCTCCGCCATCAAGCAGCGGATTCTCGAATTCATGGACGATGTTAGGTATGATCCTGACTTCATAATGCCGGGTAGCTCCTGCGCAATCAAGGTGCCATCCGACAATTGAAACAGACTGAGACTGAAACAAGCAAACCGATTTCGTACCGCGTTTAACAAACGCGGATTGTCTTTAAGGCTTGGCTCCATTAATTTCAATCTCATGTACAGTTCCGCCTCAAACTCCCATTCTTGGACGGACCAATCGAACCCCGAAATATCTGCGCATGCAGCTTGGGCTCGACTTGACTTCATCTTAAGATCAGAGAATAGCTTATGAGCTTGGTCTTGCAGGGCTAGGCCCATGCCAGGCTTGGAAGGAATCTCAGACCATAGAGAGATTTCAAAGCGGTTTTGTGCTCCAAAGAGCAGTCTCTCTACTATCTGGTCCACGACGGAAACTGATGATATCAAACGATATCTACGTTGCTTCATCTTCTTCCGGGTATGCGGTTCCTGTTTGACAAATATTCTTACAGGATCGCAGAAGCCATTCTCTACTAGATCAACTGCGGTAGCGTGGCTAAGATCGGCATCTGAAGCTAAAAGCAACAGGCGTTCATAAGCGCAGTTGACTAGCATAAGGCTGTGCTTGCTGATTAATTCCTCGTTAGT